CTTAACACTGCAAACCCAATTGTGAGATTTGCAGGTTTGGCGGTACAAGATAGTGGAAGTTCTGCCGGAATAACTGGTTCTATGTTATGGGATAGCTTATGTAATAGATGGATATATAGTAACCCATCAACTATTGGTTATTCTGGAGGTTTATTAATGTCAGGACCAAGAGCAGCAACATTGGGTAGTGAGACAACTTTAACTTGTAACTATATTGCAAAGAGTGGTGGAGGTGATCATCTTTATGATTCTTGCATTCAAGATGTAAGTGGATCAGTAACAATTGGTGGTACACTATGTACGTCGGGTGTTGTATGTGGAGCATCTGGAATATTTTCATCAACTTCTTATAGTAACTTATATCTCGATGGAGCCAATGCAACAGGATGGGGTAATAATATAGCATTTAGAAGTCAAGGAACTGATTTTGGATATGTGGGTAGTATTGGTTCTTTGGTAGGTAATACTACAAAAGATATGGCAATATGGTCTACAACTGGAAATGGATTTAGTGTATATACAAATGGTAATAATCAACGATTAAATATAACATGTGCAGGATTAGCTATATTTACAAATAGTGTACAATCAACCGATTATAGGTATACAAATACTGGTTATTTAACATATGATACTGCAAATACAGGAACAGAATGTTTAGTTATTCGTAAGAATGGAACAGCAGTATTAACTTTTAATTCCAACTCATCCGCAACATTTGCAAATACAGTTTGTACAAACGCAGGATTAATTTCAAATACCCTAACTATTTCTTGTACCTCAGGAGATGATAGAGCCATATATATGTCTCTCAACTGTTCTTATAATTATAACTCAGGTGCAGCAAATACTATTGCTAGAAGTGTAAATAGTCTTAAATTTTTGTGGTATAATAATTGCTGGGAAATTGGAGCAACTAGAGGAGATGATACAGCAATACAATCGTTAGTATTTGCTAGACAAGGAAGTACCTATTTAGCAATGACTTGTCATGGTATAGCTAATTTTACTGAATTGTATGATGGTAAAATTGATTCAGTTGTAGCGGGTACGAATGTAACTGTAGATAATACCGATCCTTTAAATCCTATTGTAAATGCTACAGGGGGCGGTGGTTCTCAAACATTAGCAGAAACTTTAGTATTAGGAAATGAAACAGATGGCGAAGATATATTAGTTTCCGATGGCGATGGTGTATTTATGGATAACGGTTCTCGATTAATAAAAGGAGTTACTGATGCAGGTCGAGGAGGTGCAAAAGGAATAGCTTTAAAATGTTCAATTGATTACGAGTACAAGTGGGAAGCGGGTACATTGTATGTATTAGAGCAAGATGGATTTACTGTACGTGAAACAAAATATAACTTTGCAATTACACCAACGGCAACAGACGATAGTACAAAAGGATTTGTTGTAGGTAGTCGTTGGATTTTAGATAACGGAGACCTTTATATTTGTAAAGACGCTACAAGTACTGCAGCGGTTTGGGAGTTGCAAATTATTTCAGGAGGCGGTAATGGTTCTTTAACATATTACTTAAATGGTAGTGTTAGTCAAGGTAATATTGGGGGAAATGCTTATAAAGAAATGAATAGCGTTCCCGTAATTGGAACAGGAACAGATTTTGCCATAAGTACAAACGGATATATTGCGCAGTTTTTAACAGACGTTGCAGACCCTAATAGATTAATAATACCAGCAGGAAATTGGAATTTTGAAACGTATTTTAGTGCTAATTCAAACGGGGGAAGTCCTAGATTTTATATTGAATTGTATAAATACGATGGTGCTACATTAACATTATTAGCATCAAATTCAGCAACTCCAGAATATATTACGGGTGGTACATCTATTGATTTATATTTTTCAGCATTAGCAGTACCCTATACTGTATTGCTTGCGACTGATAGGCTTGCAGTTAGGTTTTACGTTATTAATAGCAGTAAAACAATAACTATGCATACTGAAAATAGTCATTTATGTGAAGTAATAACTACATTTCCAACTGGTGTAGTAAGCGTAAACGGTCAAACAGGAGTTGTTGTTTTAACAACTGATGACATAGCTGATAGCGTAAACAAACGTTATCAAACAGATGCTCAAGAAACTGTTAACGATGCAACTAGTTCTATTCAAACTCAATTGAATGGTAAAGTAAACAATACAGGTGCTGAAACAATTGCAGGAGCAAAAACTTTTTCTTCATTACTTACAATGCCTTCAACTGGAGTTCAAAGAATATTAATAGTTGAATCAAGCGGACAAATAAGCGGCTTGGACACAGGAACTTTTGCAAGTCCTAATGAATTAATAAATGTTAAAGGCACAACAAGTTCTATTCAGACGCAATTAGACACTAAACAACCTTTCTCAGTAGCTACAACAGGGGCGGTTATTTCATTTGCAACGCCTCAAATTTATAATACTTTTACAAGTCCTACAGCCTTAGATATAACAGATAGTTTAGGAACGGCTAAAATAGGAGTTGTTCAAAAGATATATTCTAACAAATCAGTTGAACCAACATATCCAGCTGGTTGGGTTAAATTAGGTACAGGTGCTTATACTGTATCAGTTTTAAATATTATTTATGCAGAATGGGTTTCAGGTTCTAGAGTTGAATATTGGATAGTAAAACCTTAAGTTATGAGCTACTACAGACAATTAATACAATCAGACCCTTACCTAGTAAATCAAGTTGCACATTATCCATTTGATACTAATGCAAATGATTTAATAAATTCACAAAATGGAACGAGTACTAATATAAGTTATGCAAACGCTGGTAAAGTTGGTAATAGTGCAACATTTAACGGTTCTTCATCTTTAATAAGTGTTCCTGACACAGTTCCTATAGACTTTTTAAGCTTCGGAACAAATCCGTTTTCAATAAATATGTGGGTTTTTGTTAATACATCAGGAGTTTCAGGATTATTAATAAATAAAAGAAATGCAAGTTTTATTGAGTATCAATTATCCTATAATATTACTTTATCAACACTTACTTTTAGTATCTATTCTGGTGGAACAACAGCGAACACCGTAGGTAAAGCGTTTAGTATAACTTTAGCGACAAACGTTTGGCAAATGGTTACAATCACATCAAACGGAGGAACAGGAATAACAGCAAGAACAGGTTTAAAAGCCTATTTAAATGCAATAGAAATTACAACTTTTGGAAATTTAGCATCAGGTACTTATACAGGAATGGCAAACACAGCAGCAGGTATTGTTTTTGGCAGACAAGGAAATACAGGGGCAGGATATTTAAACGGTAGATTAGACCAAACAAGAATTTGGAACAATCGAGAATTGAGTGCATCCGAAGTAACAGATATTTATAACACGTTATACTAAACACAATGATAAAAACAACAACACAAGTACCGTACGATTTAGTTAATCCAACTTTAACAGCTATCGTTTTTGCAAAAATTACAAACACCTCAAGAAATGACGAGGCTGAAACTTATACTTTGTCAATTCAAGAATGGATTGAATTACCTTATACAGCAGAAGTGCCTGACGGTAACGGTGGAACTGTAGTAGAAACTTTTACAAGTATTCAAAACATTCGCAGTCATTCAAGAGTTATGACTTTTATTGAAGCTGATACATTGACTGATAATTTAGATTTGATGTACACTATAACTGAAACAGGTGCTTTTAGACGTAAAAAATATACGCAGTTAGGTCATTTGCTTATAAATAATTTAGAAGCAGTAAGGGGCGCACAATGGGAATTAGTATAGGTAAATACTTCAATCAGTTTAGTGAAGACCAGTTAAAGACAGGGCATAACTTTATGATTCAGGAGTTAAAAGTATTACCTAAAATACACCCAATAAAAGAACTGTTTGCCGATGCTTGGGTTGATTTTATAATGCATAAATTTAGCTACGATGGAGCTACTTTTTTAAATGAAAGAAATCCAATAACTATCTTTGAAGTAGGAGCATTTATACACGATTGGAGAAACAGCAAGGGATATGTAGGCAAAGAAATAGATAATGAGTTTATTTGTATAATGATAGCTTTGAATTACAACCCTAAACTAATAATCGAGCGTTGGTTGTTAATGCGACTAACATTCTTAAACGTATTAAGGCATAAAATAAAAGGAACATATAAAAACGAATTACCAACTAATATTTTTAAATTATGAACAAATTTATAACATCACGATACTACCTACATTTAATCGTAGGGTATTGCATAGGGTACAATTTAACAAGCCTAACAGACTTTAACAAATATTCACTTATTAATAAAGTGGTTGGAGTTTACGCAGTTACTTTTATTACTTTTTGTATGGGTTTCTTTTGGGAATGGTTACAGTCTAAATTCTTTGAAGGTAAAACAGATTGGAATGATATTCGTTGGAGTGGTGTTGGGGGTTGTTTAGGTTCTGTAGTATGTTTTATGCTTTGGAATAATAACTATGTGTTTTATACAAATATTGCATTGATTTTATTTTTTATCGGTAAAGAAATCTATACACAACTAAAAAAATAATACATTTACATAAAAATACCACAATTAATAGACAAGCAAAATGACCGATAAAGAATTAGCAGTTAAATTCATGCAACTAGATAAAGATATACAATCATTAGACAGACACGAAAAAGAGTTTAAGAAACGGTTAGACGATATAAATATAGGTATGGTTGATATAAACACTACCTTAAAAATTATATTAAACAAAGTCGATAATTTACCTGAAAGGGTTCGTGCTATGGAACTAGAAAAAGCTGAAAATAGATACCTTAATTCAGTTGTAAAACCAGTATTTATTTTCTTGATAGGAATGTTTAGTACTTATTTATTTAATACTGTAGTTGTACCAAATAGAGATGAAAAGACTTTGTATAAAAAAGAGCGTAACAAGTGAAATTGATAAATGATACATTAAAGATAAACGGCAAATGGGCGCATAAGCGATTGATGGCTTTTGTATCGTTTCATTCTATGATTATTTATGTATTTTTACCTATATTATTTCCTTTAATCGATGTTAAAGAGTTTGTAGTAATTGCTTTTTTAGGATATTCAGCAGCTTGTTTAGGCATCGATTTACAGCAACAAATAAAAAGTAACAGTTATACAAATTTACCAACTAATAAAGATGAACAATTATGAAACTAGATAATAAAGGTTATTTGTTAATTTGTGAGTTTGAGGGTTTGAGATTAAAGCCTTATTTGTGTAGTGCTGGAGTGCCAACGATTGGCTACGGAAATACGTTTTATCCTAGTGGGCGTAAAGTTACTATGCGAGATGCACCAATAACACAAGGTACTGCATTTGTGATGTTAAAAGTAGTTGCTGATATGTTTGCAAAAGATGTAGATAGTTTAGTAACTTCAACTATAAATCAAAATCAGTTTAATGCTTTAGTTTCATTTGCTTTTAACGTTGGAAGCGATATTGATCAAGACAATATTCCAGAGGGTTTAGGCGATTCAAGATTATTAAGGTTTGTAAATGCAAATCCTAACGATGGAAATATAGCAAAAGAGTTTATTAAGTGGAATAAGGCTGGCGGTCGTGTTATAGATGGATTGACAAAAAGACGAATTAAAGAAAGTCAGTTGTACTTTACAAAAGAGTAATGTATCTCAAACTATTTGAACGAGTATATTTTGACAAATACGGTAGGGAATGGCATAAAATAGGCTATTATTATGTTCGAGTAAGAATGCAATCGGAGGTTAAATTAAAGAAACCACCTCAAAAATTAAAAACAAATGAAAACAAACCTTAATTTTATTGAAAAACATTCTTACTTAATTGTAATTGGTGTTTTATTCCTTTTTTTATTATTCGGTTGCTCGGCTAGAAATACTAATAAATCCGATGTTAAAATAGATAGTACTGCAACTACTAAAATAGAAACAGCTATTAAAGAAATTGAAACTATAAAGGAAACTACTAAAATAGATAGCCTTTCAGAAAAGAAAAAGCAGACTATTGTAAATGTGTTTACTGATGAATTAGAATTAGAGCCTATTGATGCAAAAGAAGTAAGCACTTTTACAGATGAAAACGGTAAAACAAAGACTTTTAAAAACGTTCGTATAAAGACTAATAAAACAAAAGACAACTCTATTATAGAAGAATCAAAAATAGTGCGTAAAATCGAACAAAAAGACGTTGAAATTGCAACTTTAAAAGATAGCGTTTCAAGTTTGAATAATAAGATAGCAGTTAATAAAGAAATCATTAAAAAACTTACTGAAAAACCACAATTTAACTGGAGTAGTTTTGTTTTATCATTCTGGTGGTTGTGGTTGATTATTCTAATTGCTTTGTATTTAGCATATCGATATTATAAAGGATATTTAAAATTTCCTATGCTTTAAAATACTATTTAAGGAGGGATAGTAACTCGGTGTAATTATTGCATCGAGTTTTTTTATAAATAAATTAGTTTAATTAAATTAAATTTATATATTTGTAGAAATTTAAAACAAATTAGATATGACACCAGATTTAAAAATTGAAGATCAAGATTTAAGAATTTTATTCTTAAAAACAGAAAGTACTAAATTTTCTGCACAAGGTTACAGCAACTTTATAAAAGAATGTGAAGTTGCTTATTTAGATTATTTCAATAGAAATATGAATAATTTAGAAAAATACGGAACTCCAAAAACTTACTCACAATGGGTAAATGGACAAATAATTTATTTAAACTAGATATGAAACAAACAGCAGTAGAATGGTTAGTAGAACAACTAAAAATAAACAATTACATCAGCGATAATGCACATTGGCTAATTGATGATGCTAAAGAAATGGAAAAGCAACTACAAAACGAATTATCTATTGGATTTGCAGAGTGGTATTTAAATTTATATGAATCAGATGATTCAATTACATTCTGTAATAATACTATTAATGAACTATTAGAAATCTATAAACAACAAATAAAATGAAAGAATCTAATCCAAAAGGAGCAGGAGCAAAAAAAAAGTACAAAACAGGAACGGTAGTTAAACGGATACATCCGCTAATAGTCGCAGATTGTGAGGCAGAAATACTTAAAAGTATTGAAGAAATTACTAAGGAATACAGGTAATGAAAAAGGCTTTAAATGTAGTATCGTTATTTAACGGAATGAATACAGGTAGGCAAGCTCTTGAAAACGTTGGTATAAAAGTTAATAAATATTATTCAAGCGAAATCAAACCGTATGCAATCCAATTAACACAACACCATTTCCCTGATACTATTCAGGTAGGTGATGTTACAAAGTGGCGTGAATGGGATATTGATTGGAAAAGTATTGATTTAGTTTTGTCAGGTTCGCCTTGTCAAGATTTAAGTGCAGCTGGGAAACGTGCAGGAATTAATGGAAGTAAAAGCAATTTGTTCTTTACTTTTGTTGAAATATTAGATTACATTAAAACACTTAATCCAAATGTATTATTTCTACAAGAGAATGTAGGTAGTGCAAATAAATTAGATGTAGGTATTATGAGCCGAGCGTTGGGAGTTTATCCAGTTCGTATCAATAGTAGTTTAGTAACTGCACAATTACGTGATCGTTATTACTGGAGTAACATACGAACTAAAGAAACAATGTTTGATGTTGTTACAGATATTCCACAACCTAAAGATAAAGGTATAATGTTTAAGGATATTATTACAGGTGGTACAGTTGAAAGAGTAAAAGCATTAGCAATATTAGAAAGTGAAAGCAGAGCTTGTACAAGTCAGGAAAGTATTAAGAAACGAGCGCGGAAAGATTTTATAAATATGATTTACGTTGATACTGATAAACACACTTGTTTAAATACTGGAAGTGGTACTACTGAAAAATCTAGTCAAAGATATTTGCAACACAGAAACGAAACTACTGGAATGATTACTTTAATTAAAAAAGATGGCATAGTTAGAACAGTTAATAAAGTTGAAATGTGCAGACTTCAAGGTTTCCCTGATGATTACTGCGATATTCTTACAACTGCAAAAGCCGGATCACTTCTAGGCGATGGTTGGACACTACCAATAATAGAACATATTTTCTCATTTATAAAATAATTTAAAAATAATTCATTTTAATTGCGTTTAATTAAATTAACTTTTATATATTTGTACCAGCAAAGAAGCTAAAAGATAAAAAATAGAAATTATGACACCACAAGAAATGATTAAAGCAGAATACAAAAGAAGAACAGATTTAGTAAATGATGTAAACTTTAGAAAACAATGCGTAGTAATGGCCAAAGAATTAGGAATTACTTCAGATGAATGGAATAAAGATAAAGTTCATATTATGTTAATTTTTGCTAACAAATTTTGTCAATTAGAAAACAATTTAAATAACTAAATAAAAACTTAATCAGGGATGCGACTGTAACGCATAATTAATTATGAAAATTACAACAAAAAAAACAGTCGAATTTGAAATTGATATTCCTGTTCCATCTTTTATTAGAAGTAAAACAAAAAACTTTTATTACAAAGTGTATTCAGAGGATTACTGCATACAGGTTTACGATGGCGAAATTGGTATAAAACACGCTACTATATTTACGGTCCTAGACTATGAATTTTGCACCGAACAGGAATTTAACGAAATGTTTAACAAAGTAAATTCAGAATTATGTCAGCTAGCCACAGTATAACCTATAAAGGGTTTGAGTTCGAGTTTAATTATACCTTTTCCAAAGGTTGTCCTGCTACTCACGAGGAGCCTGAGGAATACGATGAATACGAAATCTATAACATTACCTTAAATGGTATTGATGCAAGCGATTTGTTAAATTGTCAAATTTACGATTTTGAGGATGAATGTATAACCAGCTTACAATCTTACAATGATTAACGAGAAATTAATGGAACTGGCTAAAACGATACCGATGAAGCGTTTAGCCTTTGAACTAGATGAAGTAAGTACTTTACTGCATTACAACTTTCAAGAGTTGATTAGACTTGAAAATACTTATGATTTAACTCTTGACCAGCAAATAGAAAAAGCTAGGTTAATTGATACAATCGCAAAACTAATACTAAAACTATGAATGATTTAATGGAACAATATAAGGCTCAAATATTAGCCTTACAGAAAGAAGTTGAAAGACTAAATATTGAAATGGAAAAGTTTAAAGAACTTGCTTTTAAAGCAAAATTAAGCGATCCTAACTATTATAAACCTATTCATAACTTAGAAGTTAATGGATATGAAATTGTAACGCCATGAAAGAGTTAGAGCCATCAGTAGCAATAGGGTTGGGAATATGTATATTCTTTACCATAGCAGGGATGTTAATCGTTAAATTTCTATTCGATAAATATAAAATGTAAAAATTAATTTGTATCTTTGCTTTATCGAGGACTAGCGATATTAATAATTTAATAAATAACCAATCGTTAAAAGTCTAGTCCCTTTTTTCGGTTGGTTTTTTGTATTATGGAAGTTTGGAAAAGCATTAAAGATTATCCTAATTATGAAATTAGTAATTTAGGAAGAGTAAAAAGTTTACAAAGATTTGTTAATCATTATCATGGTGGAAAAGCTTTAAAAAAAGAAAAAATTTTAAATCCTAATAAATGTATTTTTGGATATTATAGTGTTACTTTATTTGATGGATATAAATATAAAATGTACAAAATACATAGGTTAGTAGGTATAAATTTTATATTAAATTCTTTAAATAAAAAAGAAATAAATCATATTAATGGAATCAAAACTGATAACAGACTTGAAAATTTAGAGTGGTGTACTAGAAGTGAAAATACTATACATTCATATAAAACAGGACTTCAAAAAATAAATAAAAAAGTAAGTGAAAATCAATTAATAGAAATAAAAAAAATATTAAATAAAGATATTCTTCAAAAAGATATTGCATTAAAATTTAATTTATCTCAAACAATAATTTCTAAAATTAAATTAGGTATTTATTAAATAAACACAAGTTATGACACCAAAGCAAAAATTGAAATCACTAGAGCGTAAAATGGCTACTATTCAAAAGGAATATCCTGAAATAGATTTAGTAAACTCAGTAAGATATTTTGGTACACTTGAAAAGTACTTCAAGCTAAAACAAGAACATTTTTTATTAGAATTTGATATTAACCACTGCAGTCAATGCGGTAAAGAACTTTAAAATTATGACACCAAAGCAACAAAGAACTCACAACCTAGCAATGCAGGTTGTAGCTTTACTAATTGAAAGCGGTTCATCAGTAAGAGAACAATTAGAGGTTATAAACGATGTAAGTCAGAAACTTAAATTCTGTATTACAACAGGACAAAGTATCGAACAATTTAAAATCAAGCTATGATCTACCACACAATAATAATCGGAATCTCAATAGGGATTATATTTACAGTAATTTATGGAATAATAAACTTTATAAAATCAATATTAAAATGAATCAATCATTCCTAGAATTTTGCAAGTCCGTTAGAGGATATGAATTTTACAACAAAACTACACAACAGCAAATTTTTAAGTATGAGCTTTACTGGAGCGGATACAATATGTCAAAATGTTGGCAAAAATTAGATGTTGTATCGATTTAATTATTATATTTGCTAAAGAAATCCGCCAAGATTGAAACTATAACTACTCTCTCTTTGCACTTGGCGGTCATTGGGAGAGTTTTTAATTTATAACAATATGAGTAAAGATTTATTTTTTATGATGCGTGAACAGGAAGTTCAAACATCTAACTTCCTTCCAACTAAAAAGGAAATCCAGTTATCTAGTCAAAGTTTTATTAAAGAGATTTTAGATGCTGGAGAAATTGACAAATTTGAGTTATTAGCTCAAGCTAAAAGAATGGGCGAAGCATTAGATATTATTAATACTGAACTGCTAAAAGTATTACCACAAGAGAACTTTGAAGCATACGGATTAAAAGGTACATTTAGAAGTGGTGGCGATACTATTAACTATGCAGAAGATGCAATTTACGCCACTATAAAAAAAGAATTAGACGATAGGGCTGAATTATTAAAACTTGCTCTTAAACAGGATATGTTTGATGCATACGGTAATGAAGTGCCAAAGGTTTCAACTACTCCGAGAAAATCATCATTAGCAATATCATTTTAAAATTAAAAATTATGTACATAGAAATAATACAAAAATACTCAAATGATACTTTAGAAGAATTTGAAGTAAAAGTAAATAATGCAGTAAATAACCATATAGATGCAGAAGTAAAAGATGTTAATATAATTAGTTTTAATAATAGTCTTTTAGCAATAATTAAATGGATTTAATTTTGTATATTTGCAATTCATAATAACAGATGCAAGGCTTGGGCATCGTAATTTCAAGCCATAAAAAATAAATATTATGTCAAACAGAAAGCAGGCGTTTCAGTCGCCACAGTCCAACCCAGCAACAAAGTTTATCGAATGGAAATCAAATGACAAAGCATTTGAATATTACGATAAAGAAGCACAAAAGAAAGTTTCAATTCCTTTACCTTTTAAGTTTTTAGTTCTCGATGAACTGCACACCGTAAAAGGTTGGAATGATGCTACATCAAGCTCAATTTATTCCAACGAAGTAAAGTTTATCAGTAAAGAAATTATGACTGTAAAACCTTTCAAGGGAAATGAAATTGCAAAAGGTCTGTACAAAGACATTAAAGAGAAGATTGTTGCAGCAGGAGGACACTACACTAAAAGCATTTACATTATGCTTGAAGATGGCTCACTTGCTAATTTACAATTAAAGGGCTCAAGCGTTCAAGCTTGGGGAGAGTTTACGCAAAAATCAAGAACACGACTTCCTGAAGAATGGGTAATTGTAAAAACTGCAAAAGATGGTAAAAAAGGAGCTGTTAAATTCTCGATGCCTGACTTTACATTTGAACGTACTTTATCAGATTCAGAGAATGAACAAGCTGATAGTTGTTTTGATACTTTAGAAGCCTACTTAAAAGCTTACTTAGTAAAGTCAGAGCCAGCAGTTGAGGAAACTTTTGATGAACCTTTAGGTAATGATGCTGATGGAGATGATTTAGAATTTTAATACACGCCATACAAATTAGTTACAAAGCCATCTTTTTAAGGTGGCTTTTTTTATTGACTACTAAAGCAGTCAATAATATTAGTTTTCTTAAGTACACAAATACACTTTTAGGTACTTCACTATATTATAAGGAATAAATTTTTTTATAAAAATTGTTTTTATTTTTGAAAAGTTGCAAAAAAAATGAAAAAGTGTACTATTTAACCGTTAAGCCTTTATTTTATAGGGTTTAGCATCAGTACACTTTTTTTATTTTATTAATTATAGTAATTATAAAAAAAATAATAATAATTATGTAATTTAATTAAAATATTTTTTTATATTTGTCGTGTAGTCTGGAAGCTATTGAGAAAATATTATCAATGCCACTCTTTCACGACTTCCAGCGTGTTTGAGTGGCATTAACTTTTTAATTATTTATGAATGTAACAATTTACAAGAAAGCTACAGATGTATCTAACGGCTTTACTAAAGATGTTTTATTTTGTTTGGAACGTATTAAACAGGGTAAAAGTAAAGAAACAATTGAATGGCTTAGAACTTTACCTAAAATTGATTATGATAAAAATAAGAGTAAACTTCCTGGGGTTTGTTTTAATGGAGTTTTTGAATATCGTTCATTAGCTGGAATAAAAGAACATTCAGGTTTATGTATTTTAGATTTTGATAAATTTGATACTTCACAAGATGCTATTGATTTTAGAAATTCAATATCCGATGATAATTATATTTTTAGTTGCTGGATTTCACCTAGTGGAAAAGGAATAAAAGCACTTGTTAAAATCCCTACAGAAATAGAAAACCACAAAGAGTATTTTAAAAGCCTTAAAAACTATTATAATCACTCTAATTGGGATGATAGTGGAAGCGATGTTAGTAGATTTTGTTTTGAAAGTTATGACCCTGATTTATTTGTAAATAGTGATTCATTAGTTTGGGATAAAATAGACACTCCCGAAGTTGAAGATTTAGGGTTTAAAGATGTAAGTATTGCAATTAAATCAGATAATTTGATTATTAATAATTTAATGGTTTGGTTTAATAAAAAATATACTTTTAGTCAGGAACGAAATAAAAACTTATTTAGATTAGCATCTGCATTTAATGAATTTGGTATTAATAAAAATGTAGCTGAACAAACATTTTACCAGTATGAAGAAAAAGACTTTACACGAAATGAGATACAAAATACTATTAATTCAGCGTACAAGAAAACTAATAGCTTTGGAACTAAATTTTTTGAAGATAAATCTATAAAGCAAAAGATTGAAAAGCAAATTAGAACAGGAAAAAATAAAAAAGAAGTTATAGACTTTCATTCTAGTTATGATAAAAAAGAAATTGAAAAGTGTATTGATGAAATAAAAGAGGATATTTCTGTTTCAGATTTTTGGTATTATAATGATAAAGGTAAAATAAATTTAAGCCCACATAAATATAAATTTTGGCTACAACAAAACAACTTTTTTAAATACTTTCCAACTGATACAAATACTTTTACTTTTATAAAAATAGAACAGAATTTAGTAGAAGAAACAAGCGAAAAAAGAATTAAGGATTTTGTTTTAGAACATTTATTATCACGTGAAGATATTGGATTTAGTCCTTATGATTTTATGGCTTCAAGTCCTAAATATTTTCAAACTGATTTTTTGAGTTTTTTAGAAAGTTCTGAAATTAAAATAAAAGAAGATACGCAAACAGATTGCTTTTTATACTTTAAAAATTGTGTTGTAAAAGTTACAGAAGATAGTATATCAACTATTGACTACTTAGATTTAGATGGATTTGTTTGGAAAAGACAAATAATAGATAGAGAATTTATTGCAGCAGACCATCACGATTCAGTATTTAGAACATTCCTTTGGATGATAGCTGGTAAAGATTCAGAGAAATATAATAGTTTTAAATCTGTTATCGGTTATTTATTGCATTCTTTTAAGACCTCAGCAAATAACAAAGCTATTATTTTTAATGATGAAACAATTAGCGAAAATCCAAATGGCGGAAGTGGAAAAGGTTTGTTTTGGAATGCACTTTCACAAATGAAAAAAGTTAGCAGTATTGATGGGAAAACCTTTGAGTTCACCAAAAGTTTTCCTTATCAAACTGTTAGCACTGATACACAAATATTAGTGTTTGACGATGTTAAAAAGAACTTTAATTTTGAGAGTTTATTTAGTTTAATTACTGAGGGTATTACTTTAGAGTATAAAGGTCAAGATGCAATTAAATTACCAGTACAACAAAGTCCTAAAATACTTATAACAACTAACTATACAATTGGTGGCGTTGGAGGTTCATTTGAACGTAGAAAGTTTGAAGTAGAACTTGCAGACTATTTTAGTTATAAACATACACCACTAGATGAATTTGGGCATTTACTTTTTGATGATTGGGATAATTTAGAATGGTCAAGATTTGATAATTTTATGATACAATGTGTACAGTTTTATCTAATAAATGGATTAACTAAACACGATTTTAAAAACTTAGAAGTTAGAAAGTTTATTAAAAATACATCCTTTGAATTTTACGAATGGACAAAACCTGATGCAAATGGTAAGAATGAAAATATAGAATTAAATACTAGATGCAATAAGCAAACGTATTACAATAGTTTTATAAATGAATATCCTGATTTTAAAACATACAAATTAAGTCAAAACAGATTTACAAGATGGATTGAGCAGTATGCTAAATTTTATACATTTGAATACCTTACAGGGAATTCAAACGGGGAGCGATGGTTTGAAATTGTAAATAAAAATGAGCCAGTAAGCGAAGATATTAACGATGATATAATGTTTTAATTATGGAACTTAGAAAATATCAAATAAGGATTTCAGAAGATGCATCACATATTTTAGAGCGTAAAAAAATAGTATGTTTGTTTATGGAAGTACGTTGTGGCAAAACTTTAACAGCTTTGCAAACTTGCCATCTACAAAATGCTAAAAATGTTTTGTTTATTACTAAAATTAAAGCTTTTAGTTCTATTCAAAAAGACTACGATAGTATGCAGTATAAATTTAATCTTACTATTATAAACAGGGAATCATTACATAAAATTGAAACGAATGATTTTGATATTATAATTATAGATGAGGTTCACGGTTACAGCTCCTATCCAAAGCCATCAGTATTTGCAAAAGAGATAAAAAATAGATTTGGTGATTTACCTATGATAATGCTTTCAGGAACTCCAACACCTGAAAGCTACTCACAATTTTATCATATTTTTTGGCTTTCAAATCATTCGCCTTTTAAACAATATCAAAACTTTTATAAGTGGGCAAATGAGTTCGTAAATATTAAATTAAAATACTTAGGTTATGCACAAGTGAAAGATTATAAAGATGCACGTAAAAAAGACTTTTGGCACCACATTAGATACTACATTTTAACTTATACCCAGCAGGAAGCGGGATTTACTACAACCGTAAACGAAAATGTATTATTTTGCGATATGAAACCGATTACTTATTTAATAATTAATAAGCTGCTTAAAAACTTAGTTGTTAAGTCAAGCGATGGCAAACTAATATTAGGTGATACAGGCGTAAAACTACAGCAAAAAACGCATCAGTTATTTAGTGGTACGGTAAAGTTTGAAGATGGAAGTACAAGAGTTATTGATACATCAAAAGCCGAGTTTATAAAAGAAAAGTTTGCAGGTTATAAGATAGGAATATTTTATAAATTTATTGCAGAATTAGAAATGCTTAAATCAGTATTTGGAAGTAGTTTAACTACAGATTTAACCGAGTTCGATACAACTGATAAAAACATAGCTTTGCAAATTGTTTCAGGTCGTGAGGGAATCTCTTTAAAAAATGCAGACCATTTAGTATTTATAAATATTGATTTTAGTGCTGTTAGTTACTTTCAGGCGAAAGATAGAATGACGACTTTAGAACGTAAAGAAAACACAATTTTTTGGATATTTGCAAAAGATGGCATTGAAGAAAAAATATACAAAACAGTACAGGGAAAAAAAGATTATACAAACTCAACCTTTAAAAAAGACTACAATGTTAGAGCAACAGATACAAACGAAAATAATAAACAAATTAAAAAAAGAAAACTGGCTTTGTTTAAAAGTAATTAAGCTTTCACATTCAGGTTATCCTGATTTGATTTGCCATAGAGATGGACAAACAATGTACATAGAAGTTAAAAGACCAAAGGGCAAACTTTCAGCAGTGCAAAAAATAAGAATAGAACAATTAAGAAGCTACGGAATAATAACTAAAATCTGGACAGATTATGAAACAAATTACCCTGAATAAATTAAAATTAAATTTAGACTTTGAGCCACAAACTTCACCGAGTGGCAGGCTTATTCGATTGAGTGGTATATGTAAAAATTTGCAAGTTCCTGAGAAGTATATTAAAAAAGGGTATAATAGCCATTGGATTTATACTTTCAGATACTTAGATGAACAAGATGGGTTTGTTTCTTTTGAGTTCGACTATAACGATAAATTTTTACATAAATTATGAGCAGAACAAAACCAAACTTTTACGAACCATTTTACACGATTAAAGAAGTAGCTGACAAATTAAATAAACCCGACCGATCCGTTAGAGATAAAATGAAAGTTATGGGAATTAAAGGAAGCTTTCAGGTTTATGGAGTTATTTATCTAAACGAAAATCAATTTAATTTACTTATTAATAATTTGAATTTTAGTGATGAAGATAAATATTTGATATTAGAAAGCAAAATGAATGATTAATTTTATATATTTGTTTAATGTTAGATGAACTTTGCAAAAGAGATAAGGAATGGCGAAAGATGGCTTTTCATTTCTGTAAGAGCAAAGATCTAGCGGATGATATTGTACAGGATATGTATATTAAATTTGCAAACTATAATAAACCAATTAATGATCATTATATTTTTTTTGCTTTAAAGACTATATTTTTAGACTATTTAAGGATTGAAAAAAGAATACAAACAATTAATATTGATTTATTTCCTTTTGAAGTTCAAAAAAAAATATGTGAAATTAATTATGATTTTTACGATTACGATACTGATTATCTTAAAGAATTAGCATTAACAAAAGTAAAAGAATTACCTTATTTTGAACGTGAATTATTAATAGAATCTCAAAAAGTAAGCCAGCGACAATTAGCAAGAGAAACAGATATTGCATTTGTAGTTATTAATCAAACAATAAAAAAAACTAAAAAACAGTTATGGCAAGAAATAAAAAGAATTTAGGATTAGGAGATGTTATAGCAAATATAACAACTGCTGTAGGAATTGAACCTTGTGAGGGTTGCAATAAAAGAAAAGAACAACTAAATAGATTATTTCCTTTTGGTATTGAAGAATTTACAGAAGATGAAAAAACATATTTAGGCACATTCTTTGCAGAAGATAAAGGGGAACTAAACAAACAGGACCAGAAAGATATATTAGATATTTATTTCAGAGTATTTAGAGTTAAACCGTTTCATCCTTGTATTGGTTGCTCAGGTGTTTGGGTGTCAATTATTAAGAAATTAAAGAAAGCTTATGAAAACTAAATATTATTTAAACAGTGTTGAACTTGTTGATAATCAGCCAAACGGACAAATGTATTATGAATGCTTATATTCAAACGGTATAAGAGACATAACCGAAGTAGTTCCAGTAAATCTACACGAATCAATTAATATTCCTAGTATAATTAATTATGAAAACTAAACTACTACTATTATTATTATCAATACTATTTTTTAGCTGCAGTAAAGATGAAGTACAAATAGATTGCAACTGCGAAAAAGTGTATTATGATTACAAAGTAAGACTTGATGGAGTTAAGGCAACTTTCTACTATCAAAAGACTTATACAGAGCCTACATATTGTCAAGATGCTACAGGGAAATATGTACAGATAGGTAGCGATAAATATTTTAAAGTTGAGTGTAAGTAATGGAAATAGTAAAAATTCAAGAGGTTAAACTAAACCCGAATAATCCTCGTTTAATTAAAGACGATAAGTTTAAAAAATTAGTTCAGTCTATTAAAGACTTTCCTGAAATGCTTAATATTAGACCTATAGTAGTAAATCAAGATATGATTATACTCGGTGGCAATATGCGTTATAAGGCCTGCAAAGAAGCTGGATTAAAAGAAGTGCCTATTATTATTGCGGACTTAACAGAAGCACAGCAAAGGGAGTTTTTAATTAAAGACAATACAAGCGGTGGCGAATGGGATTGGGAAGTTTTAGCTAATGAATGGAACGCTGAGCAGTTAGCTGATTGGGGTTTAGATATACCTAGTTTTGCAACTGATGTTGATTATTCAATTCTTGATGACGATGATGTTAGCGAGCAGTTAGAAAATATGACCGATGGAGTTAAAAAAGCAATTCAAATAGAATTTGAAGCTGAACACTACGAAGAAGCTTATGCACTTGTTAAATTTTGGAGAGAAAAGGATGCCTATGTAGGTGGTATGATTATGGAATATTTAAAAGCTGAAAAGGAAAAGCTATGATTTTACAAAAAAGCGAAATAAAAGGAATTAAATTTTATCATCGTCAAGGTATGTCGGACCTAAAAACCTTTGAAGAAGTAATAGGAAATGAAACCTACTTAAAAAAAGGTATGACAATACACCCTGGTGAAACTTGGATGGATTGCGGGGGAAACGTTGGAGCTTTTACTTTATTAGCTTGTGCAAAAGGTGCAAAAGTAACAGTTTACGAACCTGATCCATACAACTGCGAAATGATTAAAAAAAACCTTGAATTAAATGGATTTCAAGCTAAAATTATTCAAGCTGCATTAGTTCATAACGATACAAAACAACTAACTTTGTTTATTGGTAATAATGGTAACGTATGGAGAAACTCAATAGTTAAGAAATGGAACAATAAAGGTATAAAAGTACCTTGCATAAATTTTGAAAACGAGGCTAAAAACTTCGATTGTTGTAAAATGGATATTGAAGGAGCTGAAATGCTAATCCTAGAAAATACAACAAAAGTATTCAAAAAATTAGTCTATGAATGGAGTTTTGATATAGATGGTAGTCTAAATAGATTTAGGAAAATTATTGATAATCAAAAAGAAATTTATAATAAAGTAGATATTCAAGATAAAAGATATTATGAACTAGCAGATGAACATATTCCTAAAAGATTTATAGTTCCCTGCACAAACGTATTTTGCTATGAAAAGAATTGATTTAATACAAATAGAACACAACCGTAAAATTGGTGAAGCTTGTGAGTATATTGAGCCAAACGTTACAGAAGATTGTATATTTTATGCTGATGGGGAACCAGTAGGTTTTTATATGACGAAAATGCCTGAAAAAATGTGTAAACTTGCTGATTTAGCAAATTTAGAATTAAGGTCTAAAAACGTACCAAAAACTGTTATGACAAGACAGATTCCTGATGGTAAAAATGAAAACGGAACTTATAAATATAAAAATGTAGTTGACCAATATTCAACTATTTTAGGTAGTGTTCCACCAAAGCCACATATGAGAAGGAACTATGAAACTATATCTTCTGTTCACGGTGTGAAAACTGCACAAACTTTTATAAAAGCTATGCTATTACTAGCAAAGGAAAGCGAACTATTAATTAAAGAAATCCTTCCAAAACAATACGAACAACAAATTGAGTTATTTAAAGATGTTCCTGAAAAATGGAGATTTGCAAACCTATTCACAAGCTCAATTTCAAATTATAATATTTCTGCACCTTTTCACCGAGATACAGGGAATATAGTAGGAGCAGTCAATGTAATTATTTGTAAAAAGTTTAACTCAAAGGGCGGTGATTTGCACGTGCCTGACTATAACGCAACTATCGGACAACAAGATAACTCTATTTTAGTTTATCCAGCTTGGAGAAATGTTCACGGAGTTACACCTATTTTACCTACCTTTGAAGGAGGTTATAGAAATAGTTTAGTATTTTATCCACTAAAAGCATTTAAAGGATTATAAGATGGCATACGATAGAGTAAAAATATTTGAACAGGCTAAGGAAATGATAGTTAAACATAAACTTTTCTTTATTGAAGATATAGTTGCGTTTTTACCTTGTGATAAAACTACATTTTACAGATTCTTTGAGCCTGAAAGCAACGAATACAACGAGCTAAAAGAATTGTTAGAAACTAATAGAGTTACTTTAAAAGTTTCAATGCGTTCAAAATGGTACACCTCAAACGCTCCAGCTTTGCAAATGGCATTAATGAAATTAATTGCAAGTCCTGAGGAGTTAAGAAAGTTATCGATGAATCATCAAGTAACAGAAGAAGTTGAAAAACCTATTTTTAAAGAATTAGATTTAGATGTTACAGATAACAACAGCACAGACTAAATTAAAACAACTTCGCAAAAGAATTAGGATTGTACAGGGTGGCACATCAAGTTCAAAAACTTTTACAATTATTCCTTTTTTAATTCATTATGCTACACAAAAACCGAATACAGAAATTTCTGTAGTAGCTGAATCAATACCGCATTTAAAACGTGGTGCTTTAAAAGACTTTCTAAAAATAATGGATTGGACAAATAATTTTAATCCTAACAATTTTAATAAATCAAATTTAACCTACAAGTTTTCAAACGGTTCTTATATTGAATTTTTCAGTGCAGACCAACCTGATAAATTAAGAGGTGCAAGACGTGATATTCTTTTTATAAACGAATGTAATAATGTTACATTTGAAAGTTACCAACAGCTATCTATTCGTACTAACAAATTTATTTATTTAGACTACAATCCTACAAATGAGTTTTGGGTGCATACTGAATTAAAGAATGATAAAGATTCAGATTTTATTATTTTAACTTATAAAGATAACGAGGCACTTTCACAATCAATAGTTACTGAAATTGAAAAAGCAAAAGAGAAAGCATTAACATCAACTTATTGGGATAACTGGTGGCGAGTTTATGGCTTAGGGGAAACAGGGACTTTAGACGGTGTTATTTTTAATAATTGGAAACAAATTGATACTATTCCTGTAGATGCGGAGTTAATCGGTTACGGTTTAGATTTTGGCTATTCAAACGACCCTACAGCAATAATTGAAGTTTATAAATATAACAACAAAAGAATATTAAACGAAATTTGTTATCAAAAGGAATTATCAAATAGTCAGATAGCTAAATTCATAACTACAAAAAAGCCTGTTTATTGCGATAGTGCAGAGCCTAAATCTATTGCAGAATTAAGAAGATACAATGTTAATTCAATAGCAGTAAGAAAGGGAGCTGATAGTATTAATTATGGTATTCAGATAATGCAAAATAATGAGTACTTAGTAACGCAATCTTCAGCAAACTTAATAAATGAATTAAGAAAATATGCGTGGGATAAAGATAAGCGTACCAGTAGCCAAACAAACAAGCCTATTGATATGTTTAATCACGCTATTGATGGAGTACGATACCACGAAATGGAAAGCCTAGGCAAGCAACAAAAAACAGCAAAAGACTTCCGTTAAAAAACAAAACGCTTTTTTTACGTTATATTAGTATGGAATTAATTATACCAACTACATTAACGGAAATTCCACTTTCATCTTTTGTAAAGTGGGAGCAGTCAGAGAAATCAGAAATTGATTTGATACAGATATTTTGCAACATTCCTGATGCAAAGAAAATCCCTATTTCAGAATACAAAGAAATAGTATTATTATTAAGCGATGTTTTAAATTCAAATCCTGCACTAATAAAAACTTTTAAATATAAAGATATTGATTTTGGATTTATTCCTAAACTAGATTCTATTACAGGCGGAGAGTTCATCGATTTAGAAAATTATATGAAAGAGCCTGAAACGTGGCACAAAGCGATGAGTATTTTATACAGACCAATAACAACAAGAAAAAAGAATTGGTTTGATAAAAGCAATCACGATTTTTACGACATCGAACAGTACACCGAAGCTCACGATTTCTTTATTGATGCACCCGCTGAATATTATTTAGGAGCAACGGTTTTTTTTTACAATTTAGGGAACGACTTATTAAACGCCATGACGGACTATTCACAGAAAATTTTGAAGAAACATCCACAGTCGAAAGCAACTTCAATAAGAAGTGGAGCTGGTATGTTAGCCTTAGAGCCTTAGCGGAATTAGAACACAAACGGACAAACGAAATACTAGAATATTCAATAAGTGAAATATACACTTTGTTAGAATTTGAAAAAGACAAGGCGAATGTAGCTAAACAATTAATGAAAAGACAATGAGAGAATTTTATACCGTAATAGATTTTTTAAAGAGTTTACTTCAAGAAGATATTAATGTTCATACTATTTTGCACGGACTTAAATCGACTATGGATATAAACAAAAAGAATATATTCCCTATTGCACACATTCAGGTAACTAACTCAACTATTCAAACAGGTTATGTTGGATTTACATTTGAGATAGTTGCAGTAGATTTAAGAAACGTATCAAAGCAAATGATAACTGATAAATGGTTGGGCAACGATAATGAATTAGACAACTTAAACACTACTCACGCTATTTTAAATCGATTATTAACGAAATTGAGGAATACACGTAACGATTTTAAAATAGAGCTTAATAACGAGCCTACGTGCCAGCCTATAATATTTGAAGAAACTAATTTATTAGATGGGTGGCGTACTGAAATAGAGTTAATAATACCAAACAACGAAATAAATGTATGCTAATTTAGACAAGGCATTAAGCTTATTTAGTAAGTATGTAGTCGATAAGTCGAAGTCAAACTTAAATAGGCTTAAAAAAAATGCATCAGGTAACTTAAACAAGTCGATTAAAGGCGAATATAAGGTATCAAAAAATAGTTTTCAGTTGAGTTTTGAGATGGAAGACTATGGAACATTTCAAGATTTAGGAGTTAAGGGAAGTAAATCGAGTAAAAAAGCACCAAACTCACCTTATAAAATGGGAACTGGCTCAGCTCCAAAAGGAATATTTAAGACTGCTATAAATGCGTGGGTAGTTAGAAAAGGAATTGCACCAAGAGATGCACAAGGGCGTTTTATAGATAGGAAATTATTGAATTATAGAATAAGAAAGTCAATATATGAAACAGGATTAAGAACTACTAACTTTTTTACAGAGCCTTTTGAAACAGCTTTTAAAAGATTACCCGATGAAGTTATAGAAGCCTATGGATTAGATATTGAATCGTTATTAAAAACAAGTATAAAAAATGGCAAATAGTAAAATAGTTTTACAGTTCGGTGATATTCCAAATGTAGATGAATATATTAAATTTCAAGTAAATGGAGTTGAACTTATTGAAACTTTTAAAACAGTAAGAACTACAAACTTTGAAGTAACAAGAAGCTTATCAGATTATACTGATAATGCTATTAATTATTTTAATGCTTTTACATTAGATTATAATACGACAGGCGACTTTTTAATGTTAGGTTATGCATCAGGTGCTTTTCATATTGTTGAAATAAGAAGCACAAGCGAAACAGTTAATTTTTCAGATTTTGAAACTACAACAAATGTAACAGCAACAATAACGAATACATACATACCGCCAGCACCTCCAACAATATTAACACCACAATTAGCTCAAATGCGTTCAACTTATTCGCTTAGAGTAATACCGAATTTACCTTTTATAAATTGTGATTTGTTATTGTATGCGTGGACAGGAGATAAGAATGCAACTCCAACTTTACCAGCTTATTCACTATCAAAGCAAGTAGTACAACTAGGGCAAACAGTAGCATCATTTGATATAAACCACATCGCAAAAGAATACATAAATAACTCTATAGGAAACTATACCTTAGATGGCGTTCAAGATGTTTTGGCAGATTCAAATGTATGGATTCAATATTTTGCAAGTTGTGATACTACACCAGTTTATGAAACTGAGGGTTTATTATTAGCAACCTATGGAGCTGGATATTTTCAAGAGGGTTACAATCCGATACCAACTACAAAGGCACTTATAACGGGTGATAAATTTACAATTTATAAGGATCAAGATTATCGAGTATATTTTCAAACTACAGACTTAGTTAGTATTTATGTAAACGATGTTTTAGTACCGTATGAATTTAATACAGATTTAAACTATCAAATGATAGCTAGTATTAATTTAAAAGAATATACTACAGAGCCTGTTATTTATTTATTTTTAGACTATGATACTTATACAGAGCAGTTAATTTTCAATGTAAAAGAGGAATGTTTTTACGATATTGTAAATTGTGTTTTTATAAATAAATACGGTTACCCTCAAACATTCTCACTAACAAAAGTTTCAAAGCCTAGCATCGATATAGAGGGTCAAGATTATAGAGGTTTAATTTCAAACTTTGGAGTTTATAACACTACTTCACATCAAACAGTATCGTTTAATATTAACGGGACCAATAAAGTAAAATGTAATACAGATTATTTAAACGAGGTTGAAAATAATATTATTCAAGAAATGTTATTAAGTGAGTCGATATGGCTAATTGAAAATGGAGTTATAAGCCCAGCGGTTTTAGAAACTAAATCACTAGACTACAAACAAACAAAAGTAGAGCGATTAATACAGTATGAGTTTGGATTTAAGTACGCATTTAATACCTTAAACAAAGTATGATAAATACAGATTTATACATTCAGGATATTAGACAAGACACAGATCCTATTTCTTATATTAAAGTAGATTTATTTAAAGATGAGAATATAGAGTTAAATTCTAGTATTCAAAATGTAAATGATATTAGTAAAACATTTAGTGATTTTAGTCAATCCTTTACTATTCCTGCAAGTGATAAAAATAACGGTGTATTTCAACACTATTACAATACCGATGTAGATGGAACATTTAACCCTAACATAAGAATTAGAGGGTATATTGAATGTGGTTCTTTGCCTTTTCGCTATGGTGTTATTCAATTAGAAGATGTAAAGCTAAAAGATATGCAACCTGATTCTTATACGGTGCGATTCTTTTCAGCAAGTGTAAATTTATCAGATAGGTTTGGAGATGACGATTTAACTACTTTGGATTTAAGCGAGTTTGACCATTTGTATAATTCAGATATTTTTGACGCAACTTATTCAAATAGTTTAGGCGAAGATTTATATTATCCATTAGTAACAAGTACGAGACCTTATCAAATAGGCACAGCCGATGCAAATGATATTACTAATACTTCTGGTAAAATACTTTATACAGATTTAAGACCAGCTTTAAAACTAATTAGAATTATTGAAGCAATTGAAACAAAGTACAATTTTAGTTTTGATAGGGAATTTTTAGGGCGTGCGGTTTTTGGGAATTTGCACATGTGGGTTTTTGGGAATTTAGATTTAGTTCCAAATACTTCTGGCTCAATTGTTTCTCAATTATCGAATCAAGGTACTTTAAATGAAGCTGATACTACTTTAGATTTTACTTTAGACACTATAAATATAGCACCAAACACAGTAGCCAATATTAGAACTAGAAGTTTCAGTATTAGAATAACACCAGAAGCTTCATTTGAAAATGTAGTTTACAGTATGTTTGTTGTTGATGAGTTTGATAATATTGTACTCGAAAGTCAAAATGTTTCTGGCATTCGTGGAATGAGCAATTATATTTCTTTAACAGAATCAAAAATATATAAAGTAAAAATCACAGCAAATCAAAGTTTTCAATATGTTTTAAAAATTGAAATGAAGTTGCTCCAAACAGTTGGAGGGTTTTTAAATAAATTTGCAACACAATCAATTCAAACAATAGACGTTCCTATTAGTATTTCAGCAAATATGCCTAAAATAAAAGTTAGAGATTTTATTACATCGTTAATAAAAATGTTTAACCTTGCTTTAGTTCCTATAAATTCAAACAGTTTCAATTTGTTACCGCTTGATGATTGGTATTTTCAAGGTAATTTAATAGATTTAACAAAGTATATCGATAGCAAAGATGTAAATTTTAAAAGACCTAAACTATTTAAAGATATATTATTTCAGCATCAAAAGTCAGGGCAAATTTTAAATGAACAATTTAGAAACAATCAAGGCGGTATTTTAGGGTATGGTGATTTGCAAGCAATTTATCAAATCGATGGAGCAGAATTAAAAGTACAGACCGAAGTTGAAAATTTAATGTTTAGTAGGTTGAGTAATATTGCTACAGGCGATGTTACTAACGTTCAAGTTGGTTTGTCATTAGACAAAAATACACAGCCTTACATTGGCAAGCCTTACATCTTTTATAAATGTGGGTTTCAGAATTATGATTTACCAATAAAAGCAAACGGACACACAGACTTAACTTATACTTATTTAACATCAACTGAAAACGATTTTATTTTAGAACAAGTTTCCAATAGTGTAAACTATTCAACTGATATAAGCACGTTTATATTTTCTGAAATACCTAGAAATTTATACTCAAACTTTTGGCAAGATTACATTTCAGATTTGTACTCTACAAAGCGTAGGATTTCAAACTGGAAAGCTAATTTACCTATTGGAATAATTATAAGGTTAAACTTAAATGATAGGATAGTTATAGATGACAAAGCCTATATTATTAACTCGATGAAAACAAACCTTAGTACAGGCGATGTAGATTTAGAGTTATTAAATTATATCGGGTTGCCTTTTACTTCGGTAAATTCTAACATTCCATTAACAGCCGATACAGTAGATTATTCAGCAGATACTACTCTATTAAGTGCAGATATGACTTATATTTATTTAGCAGATTTATCACCTATTCCAAATGGAGTTGAATATGAAAATTTATTAGTGAGTTATGCTAGGCAAGATTTTGACTGTAAGATAAATGCAAACTCACCTTATTTAGTTGAGAAAGTAGATACAGGAGACGGCATAGGATGGATAAATTTAGAAAGAGAATTAGGACAAACAACGAATTATTTACAAATTAAAGTAGATGAAAGTACAACGGATAGAAGTATGGATTTATCAGTAGGTATTGGTGGCGATTCATTTACAATAACTATAACACAACAACAATTATGATAAGGGATATAATAGAATTATTACAGTTTCAAGAGTGGCATAACACTACTGAAAATATACATATTGCAAAAGGAGGTTATAGATTTCCAAGAACGTTTAAAGAATTATTTAAAAACTCATATAGATGGCTATTAAGAAAACAATAGAGATTGACGTAGTTGCACCAAATGCACAACAAAATATAGGTGCTATTAGTACTTCATTGGATAAAGCCAGTCAAAGTAGTGAAAACCTAAATAAGACTTTAAATTCTGACAAAGGAACTGGTAAACTTTCAGGTTTAAAAGATGCCATTGGTGGTATAGTGCCAGGCTTTGATAAAGCAAGTACAGGAGCAAGTACATTTAATAAACAACTATTAATATTATTAGCAAACCCAATAGGCTTGACTATTGCAGCAATAGTCTTAGCCTTAACAGGATTGTTTAAAGCGTTCCAATCTACAGATGAAGGAGCTGATAAACTAGATCAAGTAATGGCTGGCTTAAGTGCGACCTTAGTAGTAGTCAGAGATAGGGTTTTAAAAGTAGGTGGTGCAATAGTTAAATTCTTTTCAGGTGATTTTAAAGGAGCTTTAAAAGATGGTAAAGAAGCAGTAACTGGATTTGGTGATGAGGTGCAAAAAGAATTTAAAAAAGCAAGTGAGGCAACTAAACTACTTCAAGAAGTTGAGGATGGAATGGTAAGTTTGGGAGTTCAAAGAGCAAAATTAAATAAAAATTTAGCAGAATCAAAAGAACTTTTAACAGATGAAAATGCTACTTATGCTCAAAAGAAAAAAGCTATTGAAGACCTTAGAATTGGGGAGGGTAAATTTACAGACGATGCTATAGGATTTGCTAAAAAAAGATTATTAGCTGCACAATTAGAAAAAAAATTATCTACAGATGAAAGAACAAAAGCGATTGCAGAAGCACAAACATCACTTATTGATTTAGAAACTGAAAGTGCAAATATTAAAAGGTCAGCAAATAAGCAACAAAAGCAATTAGAAAAAGAAAGAGTATCAAATCAAAAAGAAGCTATTAATGCACAAAAAACAGCATTAAAAGAGGCACAAGATGCAGAGAAAGCTTTAATAGATGAAAAGTTAAAAGATAGTCAGTTATCATTCCAACAGCAAAGAGATTTAGTTAATAATGATAATAAGTTAGCTATAAAAGATAAAAATGAATTCCTTAAAAAAATAAATGAAGAGGAAAAAAAATCTATTGAGGAACATAACAAAGCTATAGCGGATTTAAATAAAAAGTATGATGATGAAAAAGCAAATAGATTAGCTGATACTGCTGTTAAAAAAGAGGAATTAGAATATAGCAGACAGTTAAAAGAAATCGAATCTATTGCTAAAACAGAAACCGAAAAAAATACTTTAATTGAAAAGTTAGACGCGGAGCATAAAGTTAGAATGGGTATTGCCTCTAAAACAGATTCAGATAAAAAAGCAGCAGACCAAAAAGTTATAGATGATAAAAAAATAGCAGATGAAAAAGCTGTAGCCGATACTAAGTTAGCTATTCAACAAGGAGCGTTAGATGCATTAGGAGGTTTAGTAGGTTTAGCTAAATCTATTGGAGAAAAAAACAAAGGAATACAAAAGGCTGCATTAGTAGCAGAAACAGCTTTAGGAATTGCAAATGTAATTTTAAATACAAATGTAGGTAGTTCAAAAGAGGTTGCAACAAAAGGTATTTTTGGTTTAACTACTTCTACTATTTTATATGCCAAAATGGGAATTTCAATAGCTTCTATTTTAGCTGCATCGGCAAAAGGTTTGCAAGCTTTAGGCGGTGGCGGTGCAAGTGCAAGTGCATCTGGAGCAACTGGTGCAGGCGGTGGTGCAGGTGGTACTTCAGCGCCACAATTTAACATAGTAGGGCAAAGTTCAACAAACCAATTAGCGCAAACAATTTCAACACAACAAAAGCAACCGATAAAAACTTATGTAGTAGCTGGCGATGTTACAACCCAACAAAGTTTAGATAGAAATGCGGTGCAAACAAGTACTTTTGGAGGGTAATAAAAAAAAATATACAAAAAAGAATATTACAAAAAATAATTTATACGTTATATTAATATGAAACTATACGAATTGATTTTATCGGATGAAGAAGTGCAAGGAATTGACGCTATTTCTGTAGTTGGATCACCAGCAATGGAAAGTCAATTTATAATGCTTTCAGAAGAAAAAAGAGTTTCATTTGCAAAGATTGACAACGAAAAACAAATCTTATTAGGGGTTGCAATGATACCTGAAAAAAAGATTTACAGATTTGATGAAGATACACAAGAGGAGTTTAATGTATTCTTTTCAAAAGAAACAATAAAAAGAGCATCCGAATTATATCTAAAAAAAGGAAATCAAAGTAATGCAAATTTAGAACATTCAAAACTAGCTTTAAGCGGTACAATAGTAGAAAGTTGGATAGTTGAAGATTTGAAAAAAGACAAAACAGCTTTGTATGGTATAGATGCACCTGTAGGCAGTTGGGTTGTAGCGATGAAAATTGAAGATAAAGAGCAATGGGAACTTTGCAAAGAAAACGGAACAGGCTTTTCAATAGAGGGTATGTTTAACGAAAAAGTAATATTAACTAAAAATGAGAATAATATGGATTTAAAAACGATGAAAGACGAAATAGTAAATGAGCTTAAAAGTTTATTTTCTAAACAAATCAAATTAGCACAATGGAAGTCAGCAGACGGAACATTGACACTAGAAACTGAAACGGATATGCCTGAAATAGGTGGCACAATTACACTTGTAACACCTGATGGAAATGTACCAGCACCGATTGGAGAATATACTCTTGCTGATGGCATTACTATTTCAGTTGCAGAAGTTGGAGTTATTTCTGAAATTTCAACAATTGAAGAAGAAGAAGTAATTGCACCAGTTGAAGAATTAAGTACAGGAAATTCTATTCCTGATGTAGCCGAATTAAAAAACGCAATTAGCTCTATGCTAATTAAATTTAACGAGGATTTGAATGTAAGATTTACAGCTATTGAAACTAAACTTTCAGAGCAAAGTAAAGAAAACGAAACTTTAAAAACAGAATTGTCAGCTACTCCAGCGACACAAAAAACAGTAGTAAGTCCTAAAGCAATTGATGTTGAACTTTCAGCATTAGAAAGATACCGAGAAATTAAAAAAAACATTCAAACAATTATTAACTAATAAATTAAATAAAAAATGGCAATAAGTTATTCAACAGCAGTAGACATTAGAGGGGTTGCAGTAGAACCTATCTTAGAAGAAGTATTATTCGCAAATAAAACCATTGCGGATGGGTACGTAACATTTAATACCGACATTAAAGCTGGTACAATTTTCACAGAAGCAGGAGTAGATGTAACAGCACAACTTTATACAGGTTCAGCTTTATCTTCAAGTGGTTCAATGAACATTTCAGATCGTATTATTACTCCAACAAAATTAGAGTACAAACAAACTTTCTTACAAGATAGTTTAAGAAGCGCACGTTTTAACCGTTCAATGTCACCGGGTGCTTTTAACATTGAAAGTAATGAGTTTGCTTCAACTGTTTTAGCTATGGTTGGACCAAACGTTTCTCAAGATGCTGAATCTATTTATTGGGGTGGTATTACATCGGCTACAAAAACAGCTATTGCAGCATTAACTCCAAACGCTGCACAAGGTTCAATTACAGCTGCAACTCAAACAGCAGTAGCTGCTTTAACAGCAGGTTTAGTTGATGGTGTTTTTGCAAAAGTTCTTTATGATTTATCAGCAATAGGTGGTTATATTAAAGTAACAGGAACTACAGTTACATCAGCAAATATTGCTGCAGAATGTGGCAAAATATTTGCAGCAATACCAGCAGAAAACTTAAACGATACTGTTAGTCCAACTGTTATCTATGCTCCTAGAGCTTGGAAACAACTTTGCTACAATGCTAATAACGCAGTTGGTGCAGCACAACAAATCAATTTCCAAATAGATGGAAATAACTTCAATACTTCAAGAGTATTTTACAACGGTGTTGAAATTCTTTTTGTACCAGCTCCAAATAACTTGATGGCTTACGCTCAAAGAAAAGCAGCTGTTTCTTGGAATACAGATTTAACTGATGATGTAAACAGATTTGAAGTAGGTAAATTAGTAAATGATGGAGATGTTCAATTTGTACGTTCAATCTATACTTTAGCAGCAAATGTAGGACAAGCTACAAAAGGAGTTCTTTACGGAGGTTAATAAATAACAAGGCGGTTGAAAATACCGCCTTAATTTAAAATATATAATTATGGCTTGTGATTTTATTACTAGCGGGCGATTGCTTGAATGTGTAAATAACACATCAGGTTTAAGAAACGCTTACTTTGCAAAATGGGAAGACTACGATTTTGTAGTAGCTGCATCAGAGCTTACAAGTATAGGAACTTTAGCAGAAGTTTTTAAATTTGAGCTTAAAAACGTTGGAAATATTCCACTTGAAACAGAAACAAGTTCAGTGGATAACGGAACGGTTTTTTATGATGCGAAAATTGATTTAGTATTAACTGGTTTAACTGCTCCTTTAGTTAATCAAGCTAAACTATTATCAAGAGATAGAAGTGTTATTTTTATTGAAGATAACAACGGTAAATTTCACTTATTTGGAATTGCTAACGGTGCTAACAAAACTACAGGAACAAGAGAAATAGGTGGCGATTTAGGTGGATTTTACGGATTGAAAATGAGCTTTCAAACATTAGAGCCAGATACAGCTCCGATATTAAGCTCAAGTGCTGTAACTTCATTATTGGCTATCGTTTCAGCAGTTTATGTAAATGATTAATACTTTTTCTTAAATAATATTAGCCTACTAATTAAATTTAGTAGGCTTTTTTATTACAAAACAATATTTTTACGTTATATTAGTATGGTAATACTTAAACCCGAAAACGCTACTCATTCAATTACAATTATTCCTCGTATAAATGCGAGTGAAATATCTATTGTAATTAAAAATGAAAGTAAGAATACAACTGAAACTATTGAAGATATTGAAACTACTTTTTTAAATGGTTATTTAACTTTTCAAATAACAAAAACAGTTTTGGAACAAGAAAGTTTTGAGTATGCAGTTTATGACATAGATTCAGAATTATTATTTAGAGGAAAAGCATTTGCGACAAATCAAACAGATTTGCAAAATTATAAAATTAATTAAAATGGGAGATGTTAGAGCAATTAGCTTAAGTTCACACATAACAGAGGTATTTCAAGAATTTAAACCGAGTGGTAAAAGTTATATTTTAAACGGTAAAAATAATAGTGGCTATGATTACGTTATTGATCGCTATAAATATTCGCCAACAAACTCAGCAATTTTAGATTCTTACTATTCTTATATTTATGGGCGTGGATTGACTGCTAATTATACAGTAAATCAAGCTGGGCAAATGGCTATAATTCAAAAGCTATTTTCAAAAGATAATGTAAAAAAAATAGTTAAAGATTTTTCTTTGTTTCACGAGGCTAGCTTTGAAATTATTTTAGGTAAAACAGGAAATGAAATTGCAGAAATAAATCATTTACCTAAAAATAAAGTAGTGCCAACTGAAGCAAATGAGTACGGTGAAATTCCATCTTATTGGTATAGCTATAACTGGAACGATTTGCGTAAATATCCAGCGATAGAAATAGCAGCTTTCACACAAGGTACTACAGAAAAAAAGACAATATTTGTAATTAAAGAATATACTATTAATGACTTCTATTTTGCAAGACCATCTTACTATTCAGGTTTAAACTATGCAGAATTAGAAGAACAGATTTCTATTTATTGTATAAACCATATTAAAAACGGTTTAAGCGCGGGATACATTATTAATGTAAATGAGGGTATAACAGACGATGAGGTAAAAGATGCTTTTGAAAGAAATGTAATTAGAAAATTTACAGGATCAGAAAACGCAAATAAGTTCATCTTATCTTTTAACTCAAATAAGGATAGTGCAACAACTTTGGAAGCGGTACAAGTTTCAGATGCACACCAACAATATGAATTTTTAACAGAAGAAGCAAGAAAGCAATTATTAACAGCTCACAAAGTTGTTAGTGGTGCAATTTTAGGCATACAAACTGCAACAGGATTCAGTAGTAATGCCGATGAAATAGAAACTGCATTTAACGAAACAATGCTAAACGTTATTAAGCCATTACAGGACACATTAACAGATGGCTTTGAATATGTATTAGGACAAAATAATATCACGTTACAACTGTATTTTGAGCCTTTAAGACCTAAAATAATTCAAGCTCCTGTAGTAAAAATGGCAAGCGAAAAAAAAAAGATAGGTAATGCGTTAATTGAACTTGGAGAAGATGAAGATTTAGAGAATTACGAGTTAATAGAAACTAAGCCAGTCGATTATGAAGAAGAAGAAAAAATAACTTATAAATTTGCAAGTACAGGAAGTGCAAATCCTTATAGAAAAAGCGTTTATGATACTGATTTTTATATATTTAGATACCGTTATGCAGGAAATGAAAGTCCTGAAAGAGATTTCTGTAGAAATATGATGTCAGCAAATAAAATATACAGAAGAGAAGATATTGAAGCGATGGGAGATGTAGTTGTAAATGCTGGTTTTGGTATGCACCCAAATCCTGACAATCCTTATTCAATATGGAAATACAAAGGGGGTGGTTTATTAAGTGCAAAATTTACAGGCGGAACTTGTAAGCATTATTGGGAAAAATTAACCTATAGAATAAAAGATGTAAAACCTGATGTAAAATCACCAATTGCAATTGATGAGGCTGCAAAAGATAGAGCAAGCGGAATAGCTGGAATAGCACCACACGATATATAAAATAATTATGATACTATTAATCACACCACAGCAAGTAATAGACAAAACACCGTTTAACGGTAACATTGACTACGATAAATTAGTTCCATGTATAGAAGATGCACAAGTAGCAGACTTAGAACCATTACTAGGACAAATTTTATTTGATAAGATTTTAGATGACTATGAAGCAGAAACTTTAACAGGTTTGTACTTAGATTTGTACAATAAATTCTTAGTAGATTATTTAATTCGGGCAAGTGCAAAGAATTATTTTTTAATCGGAGCTTATCAAGTTGCTAATGGTGGTATTTATAAACATAGTGCAGAAAATGCTGAAACAATAAGCAAAGAAGAAATTGACTATTTGATGGTACAGCAACGTACTAAAATGGAAGTTTACGGAACTAGAATGAAACGTTGGTTGACTTTTAATTCTATTCCTGAATATTTACAAACATCTGAAATATTAAACACAAAATCATTAAATGTTTCAAGTTGGTATTTTGGGAATGAGGGTGTGGGTAATATTTTAAACGATAGTGGGGATATAAGATGAAAGATAAAAAACAAAATCCAGCAAGGTTAAAAAACGAGGAAAAATTACGAAAATATTTATTAAGTAAAGAGCAAAATGGCAAAGCAAACAATAAACGTAGGTAGTAGTGCAAACGATGGTACGGGCGATAAAATTAGGGTAGCTTTTCAAAAGACAAATGCTAATTTTACTATAACTTATACAATACTTAGTCCAGGAATTGCATTACCATTAACAATATGTAGTTTAACTAATCCT